TCTGCTTGATCCCCTAATCTTTCTTCTTTCTCCTCTAGTCTTCTTTCTTTCTCGTCTAGTTCTTTCTCTATTGCGTCCCATGCTATTGGGTCCCGTCCTATTTTGTCCCACAAGAAGTCTAGTTTCTTCATTTTTTTACTATCACGAATAAGCTTATTAAGTATATTAAGTATATAGTTCTTTATATCTTCTTCTTTCATTGTCCTCCCTTCTGGTATAGAAAGTGTGATTTCATCCGGTAAAAGATCTATACCTTTTATATTTATAATTTTTAATGCATTTAAAAATGCACGAAACAATTCCTTATCAAAGTTATACTCATCTATATCTATACCATTAACAGTATCAGTATAGCTACGTGATTTTGATTTTGATTTTGGAACCTCAATAATAAATACTTTTTTGCCAAATGTAAATGAATAAGTTTTAATATGTGATGTGTCTTTAATCTTTGGATCAATATTGCTTGAGTTTCTAGTAAAATATCTAAAATCGCTCACAGTTTTCATTCCTGCATTATAGTCAATTGGGTTCTCTGCAAATACTAGACATGCAGTAAGATGAATTTGTATAATACTTTTACTATAATCTTCTTTATATGTTTCGCGGCAGTGTTGTATAATTATTTTAATAGCTTCACTCAAAACTAGCGGTCCACATTTTTTGATTTTATCAAGGGGAAAATCACGAAAATTTCCATTTTTTTTTTTTAAAACTTTTACATAATCCTCACTATATTTATTGGTAGAATAATATGGACGTTTAACTGATGGAGTTGTAGCCCTACTATAATATGGAAATATTGAATCGTCGCCACAATCTTTAAAAGGGTCGGCATCCATATTATGGATAATTTCTTTTTTTTTTGAAGAATCTTCCCTGCTTTCTGGAATACAATGAACTATACCACTATAAAATTGAAGTTTTGGGATTTTATCATCTGAAGAGGTTGGATTGTCTGGTGTTAAATTTATCTCGGGAAATCGTTTTTTATATTTATGAATTGGTGTTTTTATTTGTAACAATGAATTTTTCTTTTTGTTACATTGAAAATTTATTGTTGTGCATTCTTCCCAATATGATTCTCCTAAACTTGAATAAGTCATTATTTCAATATTTTTAGGTATATGTATGGAAAAAACGAGTAATTCCTCCACGTCCGCATCTGGATCAAATGTTGTGACTATTTCTCCATGAGAGCTAATAACATAAGTATATATAGAAGGATTCATATTATAATAATATATTATTATTTTACTTAAATTATTAATAATTTATAACCATCACTTGTTTTGGTTATTCTAAATTCGCTGTTTGAACTATGAATTTTTTGATGACAACTAGTACATATATTTATCAAATTAGCTTTATGATTTTTATTAAATTCTCCATTAATTATTCCATCCTTTGCATTTTTCTGGTATTGTAAATGATGAATTTCTGTACCTTCATAGTTAGTACATAGTTCACACATTCCTCGCAATTTACTGGAATTGTATCTACTTTTTTTTGACTCTAATACATTAATATTACATTTATTATATTTATTGCGAATAGCATATGCGCGTTCAATAAAATCATCAGGTAAGGCCAATGATTTACATACTTCTAGTCCATACATTGACTCTCCATGTCCTGGTCTTAATTTTCTATCATAAATTAGTGTGTTTTTTTCACGGTCAAATAGTACACACATATGATAGGCACTAAGTTTATTAAGACTTTTAATTTCTTCATAGTCTAAAATTTCATGAAAATGTGTAGCAAACAAAAAAGTGCTTTGTAGACTGTGTAATCTCTCTAGACTAGCAACAAAAATACTTAATGCCGATGTAGTTTCTGTCCCGCTACATAATTCATCTCCTAAAATAATACTGTTTGAAGTAGCGTTTTTCATAATAGTTCGCAATTCACACATTTCTACGGCAAAAGTAGAGAGACCTTTAAAAATGTTGTCATTTCCCAAAATACGCGTAAATAAATATTCATATGGATAATATGTAAATTCTTCACATGGAACATACATACCTGCTTGTGCCATTATAATGGCTATTCCAATTGACTTAATAAAACTGGTTTTTCCAACCGCATTTGTTCCATATAACAATATTCCATTATTAGTTGTTCCAAGTTCTAAATCGTTTGTTACATATAATTCATGTGTATTTAAATGTTCTATTAAACAGTGTCTTAACTTTTTAAAATTAACATATGATTTTGTCTTTGTTACAGTATCACTTTTAATTTGTGGTTTACAATAATTATATTTTAATGCATTATATGCTTTAACATAACATACATCACTTAATGCTACAAAATGAGAGATTGAACCAAGAAGTGATGTTCTTGCATTTTCCAAAGTATTTGCTATATTATGTTCTCTAGTATATTGTAGTGTTAAATTATTGAAATCACACATAATAGTTTTATAGGTACTACTAAGTTCTTCAATCAACCAATCTCTCGAATTTTGAATCGCATTAGTTAATGCGCTAATTTGACTTGATACAATCACATTATTATTATTGTTTGAACCATGACTTTTAAAATCAATATGCGTTAAGTCTAGTTCAATAATTTCATTGGATTTGCTATATTTAGAATTGTAACATATACTATATTTTGGTCCAGATTTGGCAATAAGTTTAGCAATTATGTCTTTTAACAAATATGAACGTCGTTTTGTTATAATTAATAATGCATCACTTTTGGATGTTTCATGAATTTTCACATAGTTAGTTCCTGCTAATAAAGCGCCGTCGTCATCTAATTCATGATTTAATGACGGATTATTAACTAAATCACTGTTAACAACACAATATACTTCCTCATCTTCATTATTAACTGTTTTTTTGGCGTTTTTTGCCTTTGCACTTTTTGCAGATGACCCCGATTTTTGTTTCTCATAATCTCTCAACAATTCTGATAACCAATGGACGATTGCTTCTAATTGTTCTCGTGAATCAAAACTATTTTTAAACAGTTTATTTAATTTAGTGCTATAAGTTTTATTAATAAAATCAAGTTCATATAAGCTATAACTACTAAATTTATCACAAACTATATTAGACAGTTTATTTAAGTCAAACACTTTTTCAATATAACTATTAATATAGTTAATGCTGTCACAAATATTGCAATTTATATGACTAATTATATAATCATATAATAGTTTATTTGATTTAGAACTACTTATTTTTTCAAATAAGATTGATATATTAGAGAGATTTGCATACAAAGTGCCAAAGTCTTTTGGATCAAACTTATACATATTAAGTTTGCGCTCAAACTTTTCAATATCTCTCACATTTAACAAATAATGACTAATAATTTTATAAAATTTTGTATCTATTAATTCTTGTGTTACATCATAGCTTATATTTAAACGTGCGCTATCATTTATTGGATGTAATAAATCGTACACAAATTTGCGTCGTCCTGCATTTGTAATTGTATTATTTAAAAAATTAGTTACACATCCTAATTTGCCATTATAACGCTGATCGCTAATCATATTTAATTGTTTGAGAGAATGATTTGCTAAAATTAATTGATTGTTAATATTTTCAAAATGAGGATAGTCAATTGCTTTAATTAATACTGGATTATGTTTTTCAATAAATACTAATAAAAAACACAAACTTTGATTGGCAATACTATAATTTTGAAATTCAGATTTCTCTCTATAAGAACCTTGTCCATATATTTTATCGATTAATGTTTCTTGATATAATTGTTTTTCACAGTTTTTTGCAATAGTCTCAAAACTAGTTAACTCAACATTTTCATTTTCACGTAAATACACTTTGTGAATTTTTGCCGAATTAATATTAGCATAACTAATAACATCATCAATAATATTAGCATTTTGAATATTTTTATTACTAATAATAATTAATTCACATGGATTATAAATTGAAATATATTTTTCTAATTGATCATATGTTGTCGGACTATTGCTATAATTAATAGCATATTCATAACTTACTAGTTTTCCTGTAATAATATCTATTAATGTTAATCCAAGTGTAATCATTTCTTCTTTAATTATTTTGTTTTTTTGACTAATATGTATCCATATACACATTGTATTATTACTTAAATATTCATTACTAGAATCAGACAAACTATAATAATCATTGTTATCAAAATATGTTCCCGGCGAATATATGCAACCCAAACTGCGTGTTGTTTTATTTTGTTTATCTTGAATATAAATAACTATTGTATATCCATGGTGCAGCATTTTTCTAACATATTTGTCTAATTGATTTACTCCAAATCCGGCCATTACAATATTTTGTTCGTCAACACAAGTATTTTTATTAGCAATTATCATATCATTTATTTGTGTAAAATCTTGAATAGCACTACCTTCATATACGCCTTCTGATTTTTTTATAGCATAACACTCATAAAAACTACCAACTTCCATTAATAGCAAGGTCTTTTCACCATAAATTACTTTATAGTGTTTTGTATATTCTAAATATTCTTTTACCAAAGTCATAAGATTATTTTATTGATTATCATAATAATTAATAAAATAGTTTTAAATAGTATTATTAAATTGTTTTTTAAAATTTTTACCTAACATATTTACTAGCCCTAGCAAATGAATCTAATACAAATAGTATAAATATTCCTAAAAATAAATATAATATTAATTCTTCAGTAATATAATTTGTTTTTTCATTATGCTGTTCTTCCAATAAATGAATTATATATTCTAGTTTGGATAAGAGTTTATTATTATCAAAATTTAGACTATTTGGATTTTGTGAAGTTGAATTGTATTTTAAATTATAGTTATCATTATAATTTGATAACTCGCTATTTTTACCTATATTTCCTAATAATGTTGAATTATATAAATTAGTAGAAGCACTTGGAATAGAATTAAGATTAGAATTTGGATTGTTATTTGGATTTAGATTAGGATTTAGATTAGGATTTAGATTAGAATCATTGTTTAATTCATTATTATTAAAAAAAACATTATTCGGTATATTATTTCCAGTTTGTCTCATTTTTTGAATTTTCTCTAGCTCATTATTTAGACTATTTGTTAATGAGTTGCTAATACTTTCATCTATAATATTTGCACTATAATTATTGTTATATTCATCGTCATCTTCATTGGTTTCATGAATCTTAGACATCAAATTTCCTAAATTAGTTATCTTATTTTTTGTTAAGTCATCATTTTTATTAGAAATATTAGCATTAGAAATATTAGTGTTAGTACTATTAAACTCTACAGATTTTTTATTTTTTAATGTTCGATTAGCATTTTTTGCTAATTTGGATTCTAATAGATTAGAATTTTCAGAATCAAGTGGAGCCGGATTTAGTTGAATCATATTATTATATTGTTATAAAAAAATAAGATTATATTATTCTCAAAAACTACTAAATAACTAAATAACTCAATTTCATTTAGAAATTAATTAATTAATTTCTAATGTTATAATATTATAACACTATTATTTTAAACTATGTTTAAAATGTTTGAAAACTACAATTTTAATTTAACTAATTCAATAAATGATTTAAATAGTAATAAATTATTAGCTGGTTTAGTTATGATTGCAATGAATATTGGTTCGCGATATATTGACTTAAAATTAACAAAAGGGCAAGAGCTATTATTAAAAAATATTGCTCGAGAAGTCCTAATTTTTACAATTGTTTTTATTAATACAAAAGATATTGTTAGTTCTATTATTATTACTGTTATTTTTATAATATTGGCAAATTTTTTATTAAATGAAGAATCAAAGTATAATATATTACCTAATAAATATAAACAACTAAATTTAATTAGTAATACTAATGATAAAATTGTTACTGATTATGAAATTTCTACTGCATATGAAACATTAAAAAAAGCAAAACAACAAATAAATAATTATAATAAATTACAATTAATTGAATCTTTTAATAATGTTAGTTATTTTTAAAATTAATATTTATATAATATAGTTTAAATAATAATTGAATGTCAGAAGTCAAAGATAAAAGCAAAGATAAAAGCAAAGATGAAAGCAAAGATGAAAGCAAAGATGAAAGCAAAGATGAAAGCAAGGATAAAAAGGCAATAGCCGAAGAAAAAATAAAGCAAGCAAAACAGCGTAGAATATTACAAGAATATATAGTAAATATTGAATTAACAGATCAAAATAATAATATTTTTTACATTGATAACATAAATGAATTTTCAACTGATTATAATATTTTATTAAAAGACTTTAAATTTTATACAATCTCAGGTCAAAAAGAAACAAAACACCGTTCAATACGTATTAATAGAGATGACTATTATATTGATAATTCAGTCATTAAAGAAATACAAAATATTTTTAAAAATTTTGAAAAAATCGACTATAAAATTCCAGATTCTATTAATCAAAAAGACTATAATGCACGATACCCAAGTGACCCGTCCCAGGTTAAAGTATTTATGGAAAAAACAAATAACTTCGTTCAAATTCCAAAAATTTTTGTATCACCAGAATTGATTAGAATATTTAAAGAAAATATAATAAATTTTAGTTCCGGCGCGTATCAAACTGATAGAAGAATTGCTCCTATAAATAGAACTGATATTTTAAATAAAATTGTAGCGGAAAATTTTAAATATATTAGTAATAATAAAAAAACATCAGATTTTGATGAAGATGAAGTAAAAGACACATTAATGTTTGCTAATATAATGTATTTGATTAAAAATATATATTTAAAAAAAGAAACTATTATATTAAATGTGCAAAGAGAGCAATATTATGTAAATGAAATACAATTTTATGAGTTACCATTTATTCATATGAAAAAAAACGACTATGAAAAACCAAGAAAAGTATATATTTACTTAAAAGTAAATACAACTCCTATTATTAATATTCCAATAATTAAAATTCATTATATTATTGATGACTTAGAACTTTCAAAGCTTAAAATTAGTGCACCGCGCGAATTAAAGCCAGGTGATTTAGATAAAGATTTAGCTGCTTATAATACTATATATATTTTTGACAATTTTAAATATAAAAATGAAAATGATAATCTTACAGCATTTTATACTAGTTTAAGAAATGAAAAAAAATTAAAAAAAATTAAAGAAATATTTTTAAATGCTGATATTGTAAATAAATATAGAAAGCGATATAATGATAATAATAAAAAACAATATACAAAAAAAGATAAAAAAGAAGATACAAAAGAAGAAAAAAAAAGAATTGAAGAAGAAAAAAACAAAAATGTAAATGATAATATTATATATTTGCTTCGTGAAAAATTTAATTTAATAGACAATAAAAGTTTAATTGAAAACAGTTTTATAGATGATACATATATTGCTTATGATATTAGTAATAATGCGAATTATATAGATGTTAAATTTCATAGTATTTTGGCAAATAAAAAATACAATAACTATGATAATCCAAAAAAAGAGGACGAAATAAAGAAAATTTTAAAAAATCATATAAAGAGATACGAAGCAAATTATGAGTTTCCAAATTTTTTTTATAAAGATAAAAGAGTTGATGAACGATTAGAAACATATGTTTATAATATTATAATTATTTTTAAAATATATAAAAAAGATGCTAAAGGAAAAAAACCCTCTTTAGAACGACGCTTTATAGGTGACGAGTGTTTAGCAAATGCGGGATCATTGGATAATATTTATTCAAGACTATTTTATAGAACGTTTGGATTACCCGATAAGTTTTTATATGATAAATTTGCCAATATTAGTAGAAAAGCTATAAGTGGTAGTTCTGAAAATAGCGCTCCTAATGTATCAACGAGTACAGATACTAAAACTGCTGATACTAAAACT